AAATCAATGATTACCAAAGACCAGTTAGAAAAAATCCAAGGCTTTCAAAAAGAGTTAAACAAACTCTTAAATGAAGTTGGATTTTTAGAAGCCCAAAAAGCCCAAGTATTAGGGAAATTCGGTGAAGTAAACAAAGAAACCGAGGATTTCAAAAAAGAACTAGAAAAGGAATATGGCTCTATCAATATTAATTTAGAAGATGGAACATACGAACCTATTGAAAAAGAAGAAGATAAGAAATAATGCCTTCTAGTATCAGAAAAATCAGTATTGGTTCTGATTACAAAACCGATGCAATGCATTATTCTGTTGGTCAATCTGTATATGGTGGACATATTATATCACATATACTTTGCGAACAAGAAGACAATTCTTATAATATCTTTATCAAAAAACAAGACGAGGTATTGCCGTGGAAGAAGTTTAATTCTAACATGGCTATATCCGTTGAGTACGATTTAGAGTATTAATGAAAAGCTTATTTGATTTTATCGTTGAGCCTGTTGGCCAGCGATATAATAATAAAGTTAAAGTAGGTGACAAAAGCCTTATAATTAATACACAATCTGAAAGCTTTAAATCAGTTAACAATATAGCAAAAGTCATAAACGTTCCTTTAATTTATAAGACAAAAATTAAAAAAGGTGATTTAATAATAATTCATCATAATGTTTTTAGAAGATGGTATAACATAAGAGGTGAAGAAAAAAATAGTAGATCATATTTTAAAAATGGTTTGTATTTTGTTAATCGAGATCAAATATATCTTTATAAAAGAAACAAAAAGTGGATGGCTTTTGACAACAGATGTTTTGTAAGTCCTATAAAAAATTATGACAATACAAATGCTAGTTCTGAGCAAAGCCTTATTGGTATATTAAAATATGGTAATAGTGCGTTAGAAGCGCTAGGAATTAACGAGGAGGATCTTGTAGGCTATAAACCATTTGGTGAATTTGACTTTGTCGTTGATGGCAAACGTCTTTATTGTATGAAATCTAATGATATTGTAATTAAATATGAACGTCAAGGAAACGAAGTTGAATATAATCCAAGCTGGGCACAAAGCGGTTGAAGAACTTATTAAAGTTGCTAAAGAAGCTATTGTTGATTCAGATGATGATATAAGTGCTGATCGTTTAAAAAATGCGGCAGCTACAAAAAAACTAGCTATATTTGATGCTTTTGAAATACTTAATCGTATACAAGAAGAAAGTAATATACTAGAAGATATAATTGTAGATAAAAAAGAAACTAGTTTTAGAGGTTTTGCTGAAAAAAGATCTAAGTAATGTATCAGCAAACTTTATATAAAATAGTTGAACCTATAAAACCACATGTTATTAAAAGACTTAATAAGTCTAAAAAATGGGAGTATGGTTACAATAAAGAATACGATATTATAGTAATAAGTAAAACGGGTCAAATAGGTGAAATATATGAAATACAAAATCTTGTAATTGCTTTACCACTAGAAGATAACACTTTCAAAAGATCTAAGTCTACAAAAGAACAATATTGGGAAGTGTTTGAAAAAAGGAAAGAATTAAAAAATATTAAAACAATATTTGATTGGAAAACTTATCCTGAAACATTTAAACAAAAACTACACGATTATATCGATGAAGAATTTAAAAGAAGAGACGAAGGTTTCTGGTTTTATAACAAAGGTGTTCCTACCTATATTACTGGTACTCACTACATGTATTTGCAATGGTCAAAGATTGATGTTGGGCAACCAGACTTTAGGGAAGCAAACAGATTATTCTTCATATTCTGGGAAGCTTGCAAAGCAGACAAAAGATGCTATGGCATGGCATACCTTAAAAACAGAAGGTCAGGATTCTCTTTTATGGCGTCCGGTGAAACAGTTAATATGGCAACGATCTCGAGTGATGCAAGATTCGGTGTTCTCTCGAAATCTGGAGCGGATGCTAAAAAAATGTTTACAGACAAAATTGTCCCGATCTCAGTTAACTACCCGTTTTTCTTCAAACCGATCCAAGACGGTATGGACAGACCCAAAACGGAGCTCGCGTATAGAGTACCAGCGTCAAAGTTTACAAGAAAAAAACTTGAAGCAAATGAACGGCTTGAAGAAATGGTTGGACTCGATACAACAATCGACTGGAAAAATACTGGAGATAACTCCTATGACGGTGAAAAACTTATGCTCCTTGTACACGATGAAGCAGGTAAATGGGAAAAACCAGAAAACATCCTTAATAACTGGCGCGTTACAAAAACAACGCTAAGATTAGGTAGTAGAATAATAGGTAAATGTATGATGGGGTCAACGAGCAATGCTCTTGACAAAGGCGGTAGAAACTATAAAAAATTATATGATGACTCAAATGTTACCAAAAGAAACCGCAATGGACAGACTAGCTCAGGATTATATAGCTTGTTCATACCTATGGAATGGAACTACGAAGGATACATTGATGCTCATGGATACCCTGTCTTTGAAACTCCAAAATCCGCAGTTGATGGCATCGATGGCCAAAAGATTGAAATTGGCGTCATTGAACACTGGGACAATGAAGTAGATGGTCTTAAGGATGATCCTGATGCACTTAACGAGTTGTACAGACAGTTTCCACGTACAGAAAAACATGCGTTCAGAGATGAAACAAAACAATCTTTATTTAATCTAACTAAAATTTACGAGCAAATAGATTATAATGAAGATTTAAAACATTCAGCAGTTGTTACACAAGGTAATTTTCAATGGGCAGATGGTATAAAAGATACTACAGTAATGTTTGCACCTAGTAAGCAAGGTAGATTTTTAGTTTCATGGGTTCCACCTGTAACACATCAAAATAAATATATTGTAAAAAACGGAATAAAATATCCGGGTAATGAACACATGGGAGCTTTTGGTTGTGATAGTTATGATATATCAGGTACAGTTGATGGTAAAGGATCTAAAGGATCTTTACACGGTTTAACAAAATTTAGTATGGATACTGCACCTGCTAATTTATTTTTTTTAGAATATATTTCAAGACCTGCTACGGCAGACATATTTTTTGAAGATGTTCTTATGGCATTACACTTTTATGGTATGCCTATTCTTGCAGAAAATAATAAACCTAGATTATTATATTATTTAAAAAGAAGAGGTTATAGAACTTACTCTATGAATCGACCTGATAAAACAATGTATAAATTATCGGTTACAGAAAAAGAAATAGGCGGTATACCTAATTCAAGTGAAGATGTAAAACAAGCACATGCCGCAGCTATAGAGGCTTATATTGAACTTTTTGTAGGTTACAATAATGAACAATATGGGACAATGTACTTTCAACGTACATTAGAAGACTGGGCTGCATTTGATATAAACAATAGAACTAAACATGATGCATCTATAAGTTCTGGTTTAGCAATAATGGCTTGTAACAAAAATAAATATAGACCTGTTGCGGATATAAAAAAAGAAAAACTTAGTTTAAATTTTTCTAAATATGATCAAACAGGTTATGAATCTAAAATAATTAATAGATGATCAATACGAGTACTAATAGTTCTTTCCCTAGTCAGGTGGTACCTGAAGCGGAAAAGAGAAGTTTAGAATATGGAACAAAAGTAGGCCAAGCTATTGAGTATGAGTGGTTTAGAGGTGGAAGATTAAATGCAAGTAGATGGTCAACTAGTTATCAAAATTATCATAAATTAAGATTATATGCAAGAGGAGAGCAATCAGTAGAAAAATATAAAAATGAATTATCGATTAATGGTGATTTATCTTATTTAAATTTAGATTGGAAACCAGTTCCTGTAATACCTAAATTTGTAGACATAGTAGTTAATGGCATATCATCAAAAGAATATGATATAAAAGCTTACGCACAAGATCCTTTTTCTCAAAAATTAAGAACAAACTATGCGGATAATATAATGAGGGATATGATGGCTAAGCCATTAATAGATAATATAAAAAATACTTTAGGAGTTACTTTATATAATAATGTTGATCCCGCTAATTTACCACAAAATAAAGAAGAACTTGAAGTTCACATGCAATTAGATTATAAACAATCTGTAGAAATTGCTGAAGAAGAAGTTATTAACAATATATTAGATTTTAATAAGTATACATTAACTAATAAAAGAGTTACAGAAGATATAGTTACTATAGGTATAGGTGCTGTTAAAACAAGTTTTAATAAATCAGAAGGCGTTGTTATTGATTATGTAGACCCTGCTAATATGGTTTACTCTTATACAGAAGATCCTAATTTTCAAGATTGTTATTACGTAGGAGAAGTAAAATCTATAACTTTAGCTGAATTAAAAAAAGAGTTTCCAGATATAAGTGAAGAAGAATTATCAAGATTATCTAAATATCCTGGAAGACAAGGTTATTTAAGAGGTCCTAAAGCTGATAATGATTTAGTTCAAGTTTTATATTTTGAATACAAAACTTTTATTGATCAAGTGTTTAAAATAAAATATACAGAACAAGGACTAGAAAAAACATTAGAAAAACCAGATTTTTTTAATCCACCAGAAAGTGATAATTTTGATAGAGTATCAAGAAGCATAGAAGTATTATTTAGTGGTGCTAAAGTAATGGGTGTTGATCAAATGCTTAGATGGGAGATGTGCGAAAACATGACAAGGCCTAAAAGTGATTTAACTAAAGTTAATTTAAATTATTCTATTACAGCTCCTCATATTTACCAAGGACGTATAAATTCTTTGGTTGGTCGTATTACTGGTTTTGCAGATATGATACAGTTAACATCGTTAAAATTACAACAAGTAATAGCAAGGATGGTACCAGATGGTGTATTTGTAGACGTTGATGGTTTGGCTGAAGTTGATTTAGGTAATGGTACTAATTATAATCCACAAGAAGCTTTAAACATGTATTTCCAAACTGGTAGTATAGTTGGTAGAAGTTTAACACAAGATGGTGATCCTAACAGAGGTAAAGTACCAATACAAGAGTTACAAACATCTAGTGGTAATGCTAAAATACAGTCTTTAATACAAACTTATCAATATTATTTACAAATGATAAGAGATGTAACGGGGCTTAATGAAGCAAGAGATGGTAGTATGCCAGAAAAAGATTCGTTAGTTGGTTTACAAAAATTAGCAGCAAACGCTTCTAATACAGCAACAAAACATATATTAAATGCAAGTTTATATTTAACTTTAAGAACTTGTGAAAATATATCACTTAGAGTCGGTGACATGCTACAGTTTGAATTAACAAACGAAGCTTTGATAGATAGTATAGGATCTTTTAATGTTTCTACTTTAAAAGAAATAGAAAAATTACATTTGTATGATTTTGGTGTATTTTTAGAATTAGAACCTGAAGAGGAAGAAAAAGCAATGTTAGAGCAAAATATACAAATGGCTCTACAACAACAACAAATATATTTAGAAGACGCTATTGATATTAGACAAATTAATAATATTAAATTAGCAAATCAAGTATTAAAATATAGAAGAGTTAAAAAACAAGAAGCAGATCAAGCAAATCAACAACAACAAATACAAGCTCAAGGCCAAGCAAATCAACAAGCTACTGAGGCTGCTGCAATGCAAGAGGTTGAAAAACAACAAGCTTTAAGTCAAACTCAAATATCAATAGAGCAAGCTAAGTCTCAGTTTGAAATACAAAGAATGCAAAGTGATGCTACTATAAAAAGAGAGCTTATGGCTCAAGAATTTCAATATGACATGAAGTTAAAACAAATGGATATTGAAGTAAATCAAAATAAAGAAAAAGCAATAGAAGATCGTAAAGATCAAAGAACAAAAATACAAGCAACGCAACAATCTCAAATGATAAATCAACGTCAATCAGGCGGTGTTCCAACTGATTTTGAAGCGCCAAGTACAGAAGATCTTACAGGATTTTCTATATAGTTATTAAACTATTTATTAATTTTTATTATATTATATTATGTCAGAACAAGTAAAAGAAGAAGGAGAATTTAAAGTCAAGTCGGCTAAAATTCTTAAACCCAAAAATTTAGGTGATAACGTAGATCAAGTAACTAAAGTTGATTTATCTAAACCACCTAAACAAAAAGAAGAGGTTATTAAAAAACCAGAGGTAAAAAAAGTTGAACCAACTGAAGAGGTAAAAACCTCGGTTGAAAAAGAAGAAGTTATAGAAAAACCAGTTATTGAAGAAATAATTGAAAAACCTATAAAAGAAGAAGAAGTAGTAGAAATAGGAGAAAAAATGGAGATACCTGTTAAAAAAGTAGATCCAGAACCTATCACTAACAATATAGAGCTTCCTGAAAACATTGAAAAAGTCGTAGACTTTATGAAAGAAACAGGAGGTACATTAGAAGATTATGTAAGATTAAATGCAGATTATTCTAATGTAGATAATGATACTTTGTTAAGAGAGTATTATAAACAAACAAAATCGCATCTAGATAACCAAGAAATTGACTTTATGATAGAAGACAATTTTTCTTGGGATGAAGAAGTAGATGCAGAGCGAGATGTTAGAAAAGCAAAACTCGCCTACAAAGAAGAAGTTGCAAAAGCAAAACAGCATTTAGAAGGTTTAAAGTCTAAGTATTACGAGGAAATCAAGTTGAGACCTGGTACCACTAAAGAACAAAACGAAGCTGTAGAGTTTTTCAACCGCTACAATAAAGAGCAGGAAGGGGCTCGACAACAACATGAAAATTTTAAAAGCGATACTAAAAATTATTTTTCTGATGAATTCAAAGGTTTTGATTTCAAAGTTGGAGAAAAAAAGTTTAGATATGGTGTAAAAAATGTGAATGAAGTTGCAGATAAACAATCAAATATTTCTAATATAGTTGAGAGGTTCTTAAACGAAAAAGGAGATGTAACTGATGTCCAAGGTTATCACAAAGCAATGTATGCAGCTGGAAATGCTGACACCATTGCACAGCATTTTTATGAGCAAGGTAAAACCGATGCTATAAGAAATGTTGCTGCAAAATCCAACAATATATCTAAAGATGCTAGGGCAACATTGCCTCAGGATCAAGAGATCACTATGGGTGGATATAAGGTTAAATCAATTACAGGTGCAGACTCTTCAAATTTGAGAATTAAAACAAGAAAATTTAACTAAAAACACAACAATTAATTATGGGACAATTAGCACCCGTGTACGGTAATATAGTACCGTCACAAAAAATGCAACCGCTTATTACTAACTATTTAGCTTTTAATGGTGGTGCAAATGATTTCGCTCAACAATTCTTACCAGAAGTATATGAGCAAGAAGTTGAAAGATATGGTAATAGAACTTTATCTGGATTCTTAAGAATGGTTGGCGCTGAAATGCCAATGACATCTGATCAAGTAATTTGGTCTGAACAAAATAGATTACACGTTGCATACGGAACTGATGCTGCTAATGGTAGCCAAGTTCAAATGAATGCAGGTGGTACAACTTTAGCGATAACTGAAAGAACAGTTGCTCAAGGATTTGTTGAAAACGTTATCCAACGAAACTCAACGATAGTAGTTATGAACACTGTTACTGGTGCTACATTAAAGTGTATCATTGGAATTGCTCCAACAACTGCTGCTGGTGTTACAACTTTAACTCCACTTTCTTATACTACAGCTAACATGACATCTCTTAGAGATAACCCTGCTGTTGCAGCTGCTACAACAAATATTAAGTTATTTGTTTATGGTTCTGAATTTGCAAAAGGTACTGTTGGATCACAAAATGGTATTACACCTTCTTTCACGCAATACGCTAACTCACCAATTATTATAAAAGACAGATACCAAATTTCTGGTTCTGACACTGCACAGATCGGTTGGGTAGAAGTTGCTACAGAAGATGGAACATCAGGATACTTATGGTATTTAAAAGGTGAGTCTGAAACTAGATTACGTTTTGAAGATTATTTAGAAATGGCAATGGTTGAAGGTGAACTTGCTGCTGCAGGTTCTGCTTTTGTTGCTGGTCAAGCTAACGTACCTGGATTTGGTGCATCTGCTGGATTAGCTGGATCTAATGGTGTTGCTATTAATGCAAAAGGAACTGAAGGTTTATTTGCTGCAATTATAGCTAGAGGAAATGTTATGTCTGGATTTAATGCTGGAACTGGTATTTCTGATTTTGATCAAATTCTTAAAAACTTAGATACTCAAGGAGCTATTGAAGAAAACATGCTTTTCTTAAACAGAGCTACTGATCTAGGTTTTGACGATATGTTAGGATCAATTTCATCTGGTGGTGCAGGTGGTACTGCTTATGGTTTATTTGAAAACTCTGAGCAAATGGCACTTAACTTAGGTTTCTCTGGTTTTAGAAGAGGTTCTTATGACTTTTATAAAACTAGCTGGAAATACTTAAACGATGCTTCTACAAGAGGTGGAATGAGCGTTAATAGTATTGACGGTGTATTAGTACCTGCTGGAACTTCAACTGTTTATGACCAAGTATTAGGTACAAACATAAGAAGACCATTCTTACACGTAAGATACAGAGCTTCACAAGCTGATGACAGAAGATTTAAAAATTGGATCACTGGATCTGTTGGAGGTGCTTACACTTCTGATTTAGATGCAATGCAAGTTCACTTTTTATCTGAAAGATGTCTTGTGACACAAGCTGCGAATAATTTCGTATTATTCCAAAACTAAGATTGCTTTAAAGAGTTAGGCGCTTCGGCGCCTAGCCCTTTATTTTATTAATTATATTATATTATATTATGTCAAAAACAAAAGAAATTAAAGCCCCTAAGTGGGAGATTAAGGATAGATCGTATTTTTTAACAAACGGTTTAGAACCTTTAACATATACACTACAGTCAAAACACCACGATAAATCATCTTTATTATGGTTTGATGAAAATCTTAAAACACAAAGAGAATTAAGATATGCTACTAATCAAAACTCACCATTTGTTGATGAACAAAAAGGTGAATGTACTTTAGGTCATATTATATTTCATAATGGAACTTTAAGTGTTAAAAAAGAACAACAAAATCTTCAAAAGTTATTATCTCTTTATCATCCAAAAAGAGAAATTATTTTTAAAGAATTTAAACCAGAGGTTGAAGCTGTAGATGAGTTAGCTTGGATTAATTATGAAATTGATGCTTTAAACTCAGCTAGAAATATAGAAATAGATCATGCAGAAGCTATATTAAGAGTTGAAAAAGGAACAGCAGTTTCAGAAATGAGTTCTAAAGAAATAAAAAGAGATTTAATGATTATGGCAAAAAAGAATCCTCAAGCATTTTTAGCTATTGCTAAAGATGAAAATGTGGGATTAAGAAATGTAGCTATAAAAGCAGTTGAACAACAAGTTCTTAAATTGTCTCAAGATCAAAGAACAATGCACTGGGGATCTAATGATAGAAAACTATTTAACATACCTTTTGATGAAAATCCATATTCAGCAGCCGCTGCATGGTTTAAAACAGATGAAGGTGTACAAGTTTTTAAACAAGTAGAGAAAAAGTTACAATAATATGTAACTATAAATATAGTGAAGGGTCACTTAAAACGTGGCCCTGTCATTATTAACTAAAATATTAAAATGGCAATAAACGTAAATACTGTATATCAAACCGTTTTATTAATACTTAATAAAGAACAAAGGGGTTATATGACACCTTTAGAGTTTAATAAAATAGGTACTCAAGTTCAATTAGAAATATTTGAAAATTATTTTGAGAGTTTAAATCAACAACTACGTGTGCCACAAGCCGATACCGATTACTCTGATAGAGTTGTAAACATCGATGAGGCCACAAACGTATTTAAAGAATATTCTTCGGCAACTTACGATGCTGGATCTAAAGTCTTTAATCTTCCCACTCAATCAGGCGCCGCATCAGTAAACCAAAATTTTACTCAAAACGCTACAGGCTCACAAACTGATTTTACCTTAACAACTATAAACGCTTCACAAGTAGCTAATGGAACTGCAAAAGTATTTGTTGCAGGAATACAACAAGCTGCTAATACGTGGACGCTTACTGGATTAGAACTAGTATTTAACGCTGCGCCAGCAGCTAATGCTGTTATATTACTTCAAGTAACACCTAATGATTTTTATAGATTAGGTGGAGTTTTTTATACTCCAGGGGCAATACCAACTCAAGAGCTTGAAAGAGTAACTAGATCAGATTTGTTTCATTTAAACTCTTCTAATCTTACAAAACCTTCTAAGACTTATCCAATATATGTTTATGAACAAAACAAACTAACTGTTTACCCAACAAGCATTGTAAGTGATTTAAGTGTTGCGTGGTTAAGAAAACCTATGGATGTAGTTTGGAATTTTACAACTGGTGGAGGTGGTCAATATCAATATAATTCAGCAACTTCTACAGATTTTGAATTAATAAAACCAGAACAAACAGAGGTAATAACTAAAATACTTTTGTATGCGGGCGTTGTAATACAAAGTCCAGAGATAATACAAGTTGCAGCATCTCAAATTGCTCAACAAGATAATAATCAAAAAAGTTAATCTATGCCTATACCTGATGGTGGTTTAATCACCGAAACTAACAGACAATATTACGCTGGGGCCCAGCAGTTTTTGGTAGCTAATACCGCTGCTAATCAAACTTTTACAAGTACTTTTGATGTTGATCTTACGTTTGGTTCTTCTGATTCTGCTAGTAATGATTATTTATTAAATAATTTTAAATTATTTGGAAGCCCAGATGCTATTAATTGGACAGAGTTTTCTTCTTCATTTCCAGTAACAACAGCTGTTGTAGAAAATGCCACGGGAGCAGCTAGTACTACTGTTGATTTAACAACATTTAACAATACAATACAAGTGGGTGATGTTGTAACTGGTACTGGTATTGCCGCAGGAACAAAAGTTGCAACTTTAAGCGCACCTACTGTTATAAACGGAACAGTTGAAGTTCCTGTTATATCATTAACAGTTGCTTTACCAACACAAACAGCAAATAATTTTAAATACAATAATTATAACGCTGCTGTTACGGTTAATAATTTTATATTAAAAGGAGGAAATATACCTGTTTACACAGATGGTACAACAATTAGATGGGTTGTAGGAGCTAATGTAACTGATCCAGCTGGTTCTACAAAAGGAGTTTTAACTAGATCAACCACTGTTGGAAACACACCACTTCAAGCTAATATTTTATTTACCGCAGGGCAAGTTTTAACAGCTAATCCAGTTCCGTCTTCAATAGCTTCTAATCAAGTAACACTATCAGCTTATAATAATAATATTCTACCTGGAATGGGAGTGTCTGGAACAACTACTAACGCTTTTGGTACAGGAACTATTATACTTATTGATGGTGTTACAGTTAGATCAAATACTAATGTAGGTGGAAAAAGTGTTTTAGTTCTTGAAACAGGAGCTGGTGCACCTGGAACAGGAACGGTTTTTTCATTTTCAACAAGCCCATGGAATGGTGATACCTTAACTTTTAGCTCTCAAGAGTTAACTTTAGATAAAAATGCAACGGTTGTTAATGGTTCTACTTTATCATTTTCAAATCCAAATCCGTTTACAATGTCTAATAACATCGTTACGGTTCATGCTATAATTGCTGCTTCTAGTTATGTTAAAATTCAAATGAATGAAGATGCAATAGATGATAATAATGGGGCTTATTCTTTTACTAGACTTGATGATGTTATAGATAATTTTTTAATAGCATATGTTGGAGCAGGTAAACTTATACCTAGCGTTAAAAGAACTGATGTAATATTTCATGCAAAAAGAGGTTTACAAGAGTTTAGTTATGATACTTTAAAGAGTGTAAGATCACAAGAGCTTACTGTTCCTAGTAGTTTAAGTTTAGTTATACCACAAGATTATGTTAATTATGTAAGGTTGTCTTATGTAGATAATGGTGGTATTTTACACACTATATATCCTGCAAACACTTTATCTACTAATCCATGGGAAATGCCTGCGCAAGATAATCTTGGTTTACCCACGCAGGATAGTGTTGATTCTAATATTACAACAGAGTCTATAACAGAAGAAAGATTTGATGCATTAAACCCTAGAAATATAAGCGGAGCAATATATGGAGAATTTGAAGAAGGTGCAAACATATACAATGTAGATTGGTTTACACCAGCTTTAGGCCAAAGATATGGTATGAGTCCTGAAACAAGCCAACAAAATGGTTGGTTTTTAATAAACGAAAGAGAAGGTAAATTTCAATTTACTAGCAACTTAAGTAATAAATTAATTGTTTTAGAATATATATCAGATGGTAATGCTTATGATTTAGACAGTAGAATACCTAAGTTAGCAGAAGAAGCTTTGTATGCACATATAATACATGCTATACTTTCAGTTAGTTCTAATGTACAAGAATATATAATAAGAAGATTTAAACAAGAAAGAAGTGCAAAACTAAGAAATGCTAAAATAAGATTATCTAATCTTAAGCTTGATCAAATTGTTCAAGTTATGAGAGGTAAATCTAAATGGATTAAATACTAGATATGCCAGAAATTAAAAACACTTTTCTAGCATCCAAGATGAATAAAGATCTTGATGATAGATTAATACCTAATGGTGAGTATAGAGACGCACAGAATATATCTGTAGGTAAATCAGAAGATGATGATATTGGCTCTTTAGAATCAATATTAGGTAATGCTTGTGTTACTAATTTTACAGATAGTTATAGAACAAGTTACGTTACTCAAAATCAAAACTTAATACCTGAAACAGGTGATTATAAAATAATTTTAGACGGTGTTGGGCCAGTAATAAGAGTTGGAGATGATATATATTTGTGGGATAATTCAGGAGAAAAAGGAACAAAATATTTAAGTAAAGTTGCTTGGTTTGAAACTACATCTGGTATAACTACTGTGTATGTGTCAGAGCCTTTACCATATGGATTACCAGTTAATCAACGTATAATTTTTGCTAGACCTATAAGGGTATGTGGTTATTATTCAGATGAAGCAAGATCACGAATGTATGTATTTTTAACTGATTACACTGGTACAGAACCATTACAACCTTCTGGTCACATAAATTGTATATACACTTATACCCCTGGCGCAGATACTTTTAACGCATTAGTTTTTGATGGAGGACCTAATTTGTTTTTAAATTTTTCTACAGCTAGCCCTATAACAGGGATTAGTTTAATAGAAGATTTATTATTTTTTACAGACAATAGAAATCAACCTAGAAAAATAAATGTAACCAGGTCAAGCGGTTATTATACTAGTGAGGCTAGTATTTCTGTTGCTAAATATAATCCATACGAGCCGATAGAGATGGTTAAAACAGCTTCAGGTAATATAGCATCATCACCAAGTACTAGTACTATCACTCTTGCAGTTATTACTAGTGGTACTGCAGCATCTGTTTCAGGATCAGAAATTACTATAACTGGTTTAAATTATAATATTAAACCTGGCCAAGTAGTTGGTAGCGCAACAGTAATAACAACATATATAAAAGTTTTAGGAATAGAGTATGTAGGCGGTAATACTATAGTTACTTTAAGTGCGGCGCCTGGAGCTGTTGCAACTAATACTATTAATTTTTATCCTGGTTTTGAAATATTTTCAAGTATTGTATCTACAACAATTGGTTATGACCAATATTTATATGTTTCCGCATGGGCTCCAAGCACAGGTATAATAAGTGTAAACCTACCTATAACTGGAACTATATCAGCTAATGAACCTATTAATTTTTTAATATCGACGATGACAAACAAAAAGTCAGTTACAAACTGGCCTGGTGATCCTGATTATTTAGAAACATTATTTGTAAGGTTTAGCTATAGATTTAGATATGATGATGGAGAATATTCTATTATAGCGCCTTTTACACAAATAGCTTATATACCTAAACAACAAGGTTATTTTATAGGTAGCGGAGGAACTCCAGCTACACCTAAAGATGAAGAAGCTGCTTATAGAAGTACTATTTTAGAGTGGATGGAAAACAATGTTCAAGATATTGAATTGATAATTCCACTGCCAGATATAGCTAAAAATTTAGGTGAAAGCAATTCTTCTACTTACAAGATTTCCTCAATAGATATTCTGTATAAAGAATCTGATTCTAATGCTGTAAAAGTTTTAGACAATGTAGAGTCTTCTTCTTTTAACTCTAATTCTTTAACACAATATTTAGATTATTATACTTATAATTATCAATCAAGAAAACCTTACAAAACTTTACCTACTGTTCAAACTACAAGAGTTTACGATATGGTTCCTACTAGAGCTTTAGCACAAGAAACTGCTGGTAATAGAATTATATATGGTAACTTTGTTAATCAGCATACGCCTCCTAATACTTTAAATTATCAAGTTGGAATCGCTGCAAAACAAACTGACGTAAATGAAGGTTATACTAATTGGGTAGAATACCCTAACCACTCTTTAAAACAAAATAGAAATTATCAGGTAGGTTTTATTTTATCTGATAAATGGGGTAGACAGTCTTCTGTAATATTATCTTCTATAAATCCTACAGAAACAACATCCGGATCAATAACATATGGAGGGTCAACCGTATACTCTCCTTATAACGAAACAACACTAAGTAGAGGTCAAATTGCAACTTGGCCAGGAGATGCTTTGCAATTAAATATATCTTCTATAATTTCTTCTGGAACTTCTTCATCTCAAGTTATAGCAACTGTAGACGGAGCTGTTTCAACAGGTGGTACACAAATTAAAGTTGATCACATTGGTTCTTATGACTTAAGCCAAGGGTTAGTTACTTTTCCTAGCTTTGAAGTAGGTATGTTAATTTTAGGTGTTGGTATTGCTTCTGGCACTAGAATAAAATCTAAAATATCTCCTAGCACTTTTGAAATAAACAAACCTTTAATAGCAACATTACCTGATGGAAATAGTATAACCTTAGGTGGTGTTTCTAATTTTCCAAGCATTTCTACAGGTGAACCTGGTTTATATGCAATACCATCTGGCACTGGAACTGGTTTTAATATTTTTGGCGCTACAGCAACCATACAAGGTAATGTTTATGTTTTTACTTTAAATAGTGGTGGAGGTCAAAACATACCTTTAGCTGGCGATATAATGAGAGGAGAAAATGAAGATTACGTAAAAATAACATCTATTTCCAATGTGGGTGCAGTATACACAGTAACAACATCAGGTCCTGTTAATTCAAAATATTATTTAAATTCAGCTACAGCCAGTCCAGATAATAAATATTCTTATAACTTAAACCCTACGGGTTGGTATTCTTATAAAATAGTTGTAAGGCAACAAGAGCAAGAATATTATAATGTTTATTTACCTGGTATAATAAATGGTTATCCAGATCAAATAGCAGCTACAAGTCCTGTAAGTTTTGTAGAATTTCCTACTGATGAAGATAATAAAACAGCAAACATTGTATTGTTTAATGATAATATAAATAAAATACCTAGAGATTTATCTGAAGTTGGTCCGGAGCAAAAACAATTTAGAAGCTCTATTCAGCTTTCTGGTAGAGTTACTAACACAGTTGTTGGGTCAAGCTCTGGAGCTTCTGAAAACAATAAACAATATTTTCCTGGAGTTTTAACAGATACAGCAATAAGTATTTCAACCGCTACAGATTCAAACATGGCTTTTGAAGTATTAGACAACTCAGGGGCACCTGTTTTGTATTCTACGCTTTCTTCATTTGGTCAAGATAGTCTTTATCAATTAGACACAAACCCTTTAATAGCTCGTTTATCAACTAACGAAGCAAATCCTATAGGTGTTACATCCACAAACGTTGCTAACACAACAATGAAACCATATTTAGCTGTTTATGAAACAGAGCCTACAGACTCATTACTTGATATATATTGGGAAACAACAACTGTTGGCATGATTTCAGATCTTAATGCTGATATATTAAATACATTTGATGGCGCGGTTGGGTTTGGGCCAATAGGATGGGTATTAGATGAAAGTAAAGGTAATAATGATACTATAACTAATGTTTTTAAAGCTAGAAATAGCGGTGGAGTAGACCTTCAAGCAACCATGTCTATGTCGGTAGTTGATGGTTCTGGGCAAGCTTTTGGTGGATTTGTCTTAGTTGGTAATTCAACTTCTGGTTACAGCATTAAAACTAGTCAATTTTTTACTTATATTAATGGTTCAGATACTTTACAAGTGTTTACATTTACTTTTACAGGAAGTGTAGACATTGGCAGCGGAGCGGGTAGCGGTGAACCTTTTACATTAAGTTTTACCGAGTCTTTAGCTAATAAACCTCCGGTGTTTGATGCAACATTAACTGGTAGTAATTTACCAACAATACAAGCTTTACCAAGCTCTATAGTGTTAGGAAGTGGAAGCTTACCAGCTAAAAATGGTGCTAATGTAGGCGGTGCAGAAACAGATGAGTTAAGATGGAGAATAACAGGTCTTACTTTTAATGGTTCAACAGCGGTAAATAATATTTTTTCAATTGGAGAACAAAATGGAAATTTAACAAAAACATCTGGAACAGCACAAGGTACTTATGTATTACAAATTACTTTGGAAGATTGCTGGAACGGATCTACACAAGGAGTAGGTTTTATGTCTATAGTTGTAAATCAACCTATAGTAGTTCAATCTGCTTTTACAGGAATGCCATCAAGTAATGGGCAAGTTTTTAGTGGTATAAATTGTAGTGTTTCACAACCTAATACATATTATCACGATGGAAACCCTGGAACTGACATACAAGATGGTGATATATTATATCAAGATGCTAATGGAACAACACCTGTACCAGACTTCTATTATCTTGTAACAAATCCTAGTGGAAGTAAAGTAATAATTAACACTACAGGAAGTAATGGCAATGGTGTAGTAATAATAATGTCAACGTGTCCTTAGTGTAATAAACACATAAAATAAGTGATAATAAATTATGGCGGCAACAATTGAAATTAAATATTTTAACACTTTTTGGTTAAAAAAAGTAGCTAATCTTACAGCACAAGCTGTTGCTCCTGTTTTTAATGAAGCACCGGCGGCTGGTATAAAAGGCACTAATTTGCCTAGAGAATACACTGTTTGCCCAGGTGGAACTAATTGTACAACTTATGCTGTAACTTACAATAATACTAGCCCTGATTGGTATATAGAAGAATCAAGAATACGAGGTGGTTATAATAATACATCTGTAGATTTAGGAGCAAAAGCTTATTTAGTAGAAGATTTTCCACAATCACAACATAGGTTTAACTCTTTAATATATTCAGGTATATATAACTCTAGAACAGGAGTTAACAACACAAATCAGTTTCCAGTTGGTGAAAGCATAACTAAAAGTGCTGACCCTGCTTATGTTTCTATACAAAAACTATATTCAGAAGATACTAACTTAATTATATTTCAAGAAGACAAAGTAAGTAGAGCTTTAATAGATAAAGACGCTATATATTCTGCGGAAGGCAATGCATCTATAACGTCTACAAATTTAGTCATAGGGCAAATTATACCATATAAAGGAGAGTATGGTATAAGCACAGATCCATATAGTTTTGCAATATATGGTTATAGAAAATATTTTACAGACAGAAAAAGAAATTGTGTTTTAAGATTATCTTTAGATGGAATGACAGAAATATCATCTTACGGTATGCATGACTTTTTTAGAGATAATCTTGGAGCAGTTAATACAAATAAAATTACCGCAGGATTTAATGAGCACACTAAAGACTATACTATATCTATACAAAAAACAGACGACACATTTAATACTTTGGCTTTTGATGAACAGGTTAGAGGTTGGGTTAGTCTTTATAGTTATGAACCAACTTTTGTTAATAGCTTAGGGAGTGATTTCTTTAGTTTTTACAAAGGTAGAATATTTAAACATTACATAAATCAAGCAGGATCACCAAATCCTTATGGCCAGTTTTATAATTATATATATAACTCTGACGTAACAGTTGTTTTTAATGGTGAGCCATCGTTAATTAAAACTTTTAAAACAGTTAATTATGAAGGATCTGCAGGTTGGGCTGTAATTAATTTACCAGAAAACCACACTGCTTTGTCACATAACGGTATGGTAACTAGTTCTGGTGATAGAGCATTTACTATTGCACCAGCAGCTACAATAACAACGTTAGCAGGATTAACAAGTGATTTTAATGCTAATAATTTTAAATTAAAAGAAGGTAAGTATTTTGCAAATTTAGTTAGTAATTCTCCAGCAGAAAATGGTAATATTTTATGGGGAGGAGATACTACGGGTATTAAAGGCTACTATGCTACTGCAAAATTCTCTGTTAGCAATGCAAGTTACTCAGGAACAAAATCAGAATTATTTGCTGTTTCTACAAACTATGTAGAATCATCATATTAAATAAATATAAATTATGGGATTATTTGGAAACCTTTTCGGTGGCGCAGCTGAAGCCGCAGGTTATAGATCTATGGCTAGACAAGCTAGAGGTGAAAAAAGAGCTGCAAAAGCTGGATTAGCTTCTATGGAAAGAAATAGACAAAAAGTAATTAATCCATATCAAAACGTATCTAACCTAAGCGCATTAGCTAAGGATCTTAGTGGTAATCTAAGTAATCCATTTGCAAACTTAAGTGTTTCTACAGCTGCAGCTGACATACAGGCGGAGCAGACTGATATTGCTTTAGCAAATACGCTAGATACTATTAGAGCTACTGGTGGAGGTGCTGGTGGTGCAACTGCTTTAGCTCAAGCTGCATTACAAGGAAAACAGGGTGTTGCTGCAACTATTGAACAACAAGAGGTTGCTAATGAAAAAATGGCTGCACAAGGACAACAAACATTAGAGCAGCTTCAAAATGCTGAACAAGCTAGAGTTCAAGGTATTCAATTAGACGAGGGAAGAAGAATTCAAGATGCAGATGTTGCTGGTAAAGATTATCAATTTAAAGCTCAAGAAAGAAGAGACGAGTCTACTATAAAAGATTTAAGACTACAAAGAAACAATGCTTTAGCTAGAGAGTACACTGGTAATACAGCAGCTATAGGCGCAGCAGCCAGCGCTATAAGATCAATACCTATATAAATTTTAAAACATGGGATTAAAAGAAAAACTTATTGAAAATAAAAAGATGAATCAGGAGGTTCAATATACCGTCTCCGAGCTTCAATCAAGGTTATCCTATGAGTTAGGGTATGAAATGAACACAACACCTCCTGTTGATTATGCTAGTTTGTATAATCCTTTTATACAAGCTTATGCAGATATACAATTAGCTTTAGAAAATGGTACAGCTAAAGATCCTGCTGAAGCTAGAAAATTTGCAAATGACATAATACAAAGTGTTGAAACAATAAAAACAGGTATGGAAAATATTGAATCAAATACTGAGTTATGGCAAGACGCTGTTATTAAAGCTAACCTTATGGGTGGTGTAGATCTTATGTCAACACCTGTAAGTAGATATAAAGCTTTAAGTATTTTAGATCAAAGTTTAGAAGGCTTTGTAGATATTGTAGCTGAAAATCAAGATATATCAAGATTAGCTTGGATTATATATGATAATGATGAAAATTTTGTAGAAAAAATGTATTTAAACAAATTAAATCTTTTATCTGAAACACAAGACATGTTTGTAAGTATTCCTGATACATCTGAGCAAAACCAAAAGTTTAAAAAAGATAATCCAGAAATATTTGAAGTAAAACAAATGGGTAAGGATACTAACGAAACTGCGTTAACTGGTAATATAACAAAAACATATAGAAAGAAAAAAGCTGATGGTTCTCCAGATTTATATCAAAAACCTATAGGAGATAACATGGTACAAGACTTTCAAAAAATAGACAAAGAAGCTATAAAAAATAGTTTACCTTTTCAATTAGCTATGGATAAAATAGCCTCAGAAGTATTAGGTACTTATGAAGGTAATGATCAAGTAATAGCTTTTAACAATAATATTTTAGCTCAAGCAACTGATTATTATTTACAACCTGGAAAAGCATTAAGAGAAAGTGCAAAAAATAAATTTAAAGAGGATTATAAAACTTGGTTTTTAGAAAAAGAAATTGGTGAAGAAATGCCAATAGGATCGCCAAAACCAAAACAAGAGGTTGAAGTAAAAGAAGAAGTGGTTGCAGAACAAAAGCCTGACGGACAAGAAGAAGTAAAAGTAGAAGAACAAGTACAGGTATCTTAAATTTAATTAATGGCAAACTGTAAAGAGTTACACGTAATAGGATCCCTAGCATATAAAGATTGTTTGGAGAAAAATAAAAATGTAATAGCTACTGAAAATGAGTTAGAAGCAGATGTAACTTCTTTGTTTCCTACTAAAACTATAAAAAATCCAGATAACATACTTTTTACGGAAACAGATACTGGAACATTAGATTATAAAACAGAAAGTTTATTTAAAATAAATGAAAACACAACTAGAGGCGCGGAAGAAGTTAAAAGTTTTCTTGAAGAATATAGTAGTGAAATACCAGGGTTATCATATGATTTAGAACAAATTTCTATTGATGCGGGAATGGGTGTTGAATCTAAGGGTTTAAAAAATTTAAGATTAAAATATAAAAACAATAAAGGAGAAACAGTTCAAAGTGATTTAATAAATTTTAGAGCTGAAGGAAAAACAGAAGAAAACTTAAATACTATAAAAGATTTTTTTAATAAGAACTTAAGTCAAGAAGAATTAAAAGCTTTAAATGAAAGCTTATACAAAAAAGGTCAAGCAACGTTAGCAAAAAATAATGGAACTTTAAGTATAGAAAAAGAAAGAGAAATATTAACAACTGTTTTACCAACAGATAATTTTCAACCTTTATACATAGAAGAAGAAGGTGGTAAACCTGATGAAAACGGAAAAGTTAAGTTAATTCCAAATAAAGCTATATTTGATCCTTATGATAAACCTATAAACAAAGAGTCTAAAACTGGTTCTAATTATGGATCGTATAATTATTTTGGTGGTCCTTTAAAAACTGAAAAAGTATATCCTTATGAAAAAGAGTTTCAAGTTAGTTTAGATAAATTAACTAATAATAATTATCAGCTTGAAAACCCTAAAAGTCCAGAAGAAATTTATAATCAAGCTAAAGAAGATACTATAATAGATATTGCTACGCAAAGATTAAATGAAGCAAAAACATCAAAAAGAAATGAAGATAACGATGAAAGTTTACAAAATCAAGCCAGAGCTTTTATTGGGAATGCTGCTTTAAAAACAAGTTTAAAAACAGACTTTAATAAAAAAATAGATGAGGCAGATACTTCTTCTAAAAATCTAGGTTTATACGAACAGCTTTTAGATTTAATGAAAAAAGTTACTGATGGAAAAGCAGATGAAAAAGATTATGCAACTATACAAGAAAATATTAAATTATTAAACTTAAATGTTTCATCAGAAAGCTTTAAGTCTGGTATGAGTTTTGATGATTATGTTGATCAAGGCGGTGCTGAAAATGAAAATTTAAAAAATTTAAATGATATTACATTAAAAAATGGTGTTCAAACTACAAGAGATTTTTTAGCAACATATAAAAACGCTTATCAAAGTGCCAAAGCCGAGCAAGGTTTATTCAAAAAAAGACAAGTTGAAATAGCTGATTTAATGAATACTATAGAAGATAATGATCTTGCTTTAGATTTAGCCGGTAAAAATTATAGTGACATAGATAAATACATGCGTAACATAGGTGGTGGATTTGCTGACATAGGTTTTAATTTAATATATGGAACTGGTAAAGTTTTAAATTTTGTAGGAAAAGTAGCACCAAAATCTATAGGTACAAGGGTTTTTACTGGACAGTCATTAAAGCAAATGCTAGGTAGTAATGGTATAGATAAAGCATTAGATTCTTTAGCCGTAGACTATGTAGAAGAAACAGAATCAATTAGAAGCTCTTTTCAGCCTAATATAAGTTTTGAAGATGCTTTTAAGTCTCCTGGTAATTTTGGTAGTTTTATGGTTAATGAAATTACTACTCAAATACCTATTTACGCTACAATGATGGCCACAGGAGGTTACGGCGCTTTTGTTATAGGTGCTTCTAGTGGTGCAGGAAAAAGAGCAACAATGGCTCATGAAATAGCTACAGGTAGAAAAGAATACAGTATACCAGAGTTAATATTAAAACCTATGGGTTATGCTGCAGCGGAAGGTATAATAGCGCATTACACAACGGTGCCTATTATAAAAGCTAACAAACTTAGATTTACACAGATGTTTAAAAATTCTGATGTTGTAGACAACGGTATTAAAGCTTATTGGAAAGAAAATTTAACAGGCTTTGTTTACGAACCTTTACTAGAAGCTGGAGGAGAAGCTTTAACTACAGGTTTTCAAAATCTTTTAGATGGCAACGCTTTTACAGCAAATATGGATCATTCAGCATTTTCAGGATTTAGCATGTCTTTAATAATGAGTGGTTCTAGTTTTGGCTATGGAACTTATATGAGTAGAAACTCTGATTTTAATAAAAGAAGTGAGTTAAGAAAAGAATTTGATTTTCAAGAAGACTTAAGTTTACAAAGAGAAGAGTTTAGAAGAAAATTAAATGATGGTAGATATAGTGCTGCTAATAAAAAAGAGTTTAAAAATGTTATAGATTTTTTTGATAGTAAAATAAAAGAGCAAGCTATAGTTATTGATAATTCTATCAACAAAATAGAATCAATAATAAAAAATAATTACAGAGAAGGGCATGCTACAGACATTAAGAACCAATTAAAAGCTCAAACAATTTTACAAAATAGAGCTCAAGAAGTTTTAAACAATAATGCTTTTAGTGAAAAACAAAAATCTGACATAATAAAAATTTTAAGTATTGAATACCAAGGTCATCAATCTAAAATTGATGGTTCTTTGAAAGAAAATAATATGATGAAGTTTAGGCCAGAGTTTGAACTTTTAGAACTTAGTGTCAACGAAGATGGAACTCCTGACTTAAACAAAAGACAGAAGTTTTCAGATTACATGAATGAAGCCGCTGGTCTTATACAAGCTGAAGGAGGTAATATTTCTGTTGAAAACACAAGAAGAGGTGCTTATGAATTATATGTAACTGATATTATTAAAGAATCTAACGCTTCTGCTGCTAAAAATAAATTTGCTCAATTAAACTTTACTCAATTAGATACGGTAGAACAAGCTATAGATTGGATTAACAACAAATCTAAACTTTCAGATGAAAAAAAATTACAAGCTATAGAAAACATTAAAAATGATGCGGATGGCTTTGCTGACAAAGATACTAATACAACTGTAGTTGTTGTAGAAAATCAAGTTAAAAACCAAAGAAAATTTACAGGTGTACACGAAATAGGCCATCAATTATTTTGGAATATATTTAGTAGAAATTCTGCAGCTTTTGAACCAATTGCTCAACAGTTGTTAAAAACAACAAAAAAAATAGATCCTAAATTATACAAAAAAATAATAGCTGAAACACAAAAAGATGACAATGGTAATTTAATGACTCAAGAAGTTATAACAAGATTTTTAGAAGCTGCAGCAGGTGGAGAAATTAAAATGATTCAAAAAGCTAGTGGTTGGAAAGGTCTGTTTGGAGTTATGGTTCAGCAAGAATTTGACAATAATTTTGATTACAATTTTGATTTTAAAGGTGAAACTGATATAGTAAATTGGGTTATTGGTTTAGGTAACAAACTTAAAGATGGTAGTTTAAATAGAGATCAACTTAATGAAGCCGAACAAACTGCTGGGTTTTTTATGAAAGTTACAGATACTCAAGGAGAGATTGAGGCTAATTCTGATGGGATAGCTTTGTCTTCTTCCCCTACATTAGTTCCAGTTCCAGGTGATTTAAAAAGTATATTTGATAACGAATTTGTTATACAAGGAGATACTTACTCAACTAAATTACAAAATGAAGATGGTGAAAGAAAATTTAATAGTAAAGAAGATTTTAAAAACAGTGTAGAAAAGGCAAATTTACAAATGTTAATAGAATTAACTCCTACGCTAGATGGTTCTATAAAAAATTTACCAGGTGTTAGTCAAGCTTATTTAGATATGGAAGGTAACGAAACATATATTGAGGATGTTAAAAAAAGAATATCTGACAAAGCAATGAGTGAATTTAATCCAGCGTTAAATGAAAGCTTTTTTGGTTGGTTAACAGGTAAAAACGTAACTGGTAAATCTATAATAGAACTTGCAGCAGGAGATATACAGATTAAAAATAAAAAGAAAGTCTCTACTACCCCTATTGATTCAA